ACCTTTTGTGAGGATTATTCAGGCATTGTCGCCGCAGTTGAAGAAGAGTGACGCTGCGTACATCGAGGGCGCTAGTCAAGGAGACATTTTTAATACCGTGACCAATAAGGTGTGGGAAGGGGACAAGGGTGTCTCTGTACTTCCGGTATTCTTTCAGATGAAGTTTTTAGAGTTCGTACCGCGAAATCAGGGCGGCGGGTTTGAGGGTGAGTTGTCTGCCGACTCAAAGGATGTACGAACAGCCGTGCGGGATAAGGACTCCGGCATGGAGTTGCTGGCCAACGGCAACGAACTGGTTCGTACTGCCCAGCATTACATTAAGATTGTTCACGAAGACGGCAATCTTGAGAATGCTATTGTGGACATGAAAAAGACGCAATTGAAGAAGTCGCGTCTCTGGCTGTCGATGATGATGATGCAGAAGCACAAGGGCTCAACGCTGCCGCCATTTGCGAACACCTATCGTTTAAAGTCTGTCGAGGACGGTAACGATAAGGGATCGTGGGGCTCTTGGAGCATTTCCCTTGAGGGTCAGGTTCCCTCTCTGGAAGCCTACAATGACTGCAAGGAACTTCATGGCTCCATTTCCAGTGGGGAGTTGAGTATTGCTCCACCGGTACAGGAAACGGAAGTCATTGCCGATCAATCCTCTGACGAAGTACCATTCTAGGTGCAGGGGTCCCGTGTAGTGCGGGACCCTATTTTTTATGAGTGATTTAGCGCAGAGGTTTCTTGATCTTTTTACCGGATCACAAGGAGCCCATGGACAGACAGAAGTTTCAGGTCGTCAGCGAAACGGCAAGCAACAGGCAAAATACGAAATTGTCCGTGAACCGTTGACGGTGGACCTTATCCAAAATCATTTGGATGGGAAGATTGGCGTCGGCTCAATACCAATTAACGAAACGAACAAGTGTCTTTTTGGCGCGCTTGATATAGACGACTACAATCTTGATCTTCCGATTTTATACTCTAAGGTGCAGCGTTTTAAATTACCGTTGATACTTTGCCGGTCTAAATCCGGCGGGGCTCACTTATTTCTTTTTCTTTCCGAACAAGTACCAGCTTCTGAAGTTCGAGATCGTCTTGCTGAGTTTGCCGCTGTTATCGGGTGGGGCAACTGCGAGGTGTTTCCAAAGCAGGAAGAACTTCTGGCGGAGCGTGGCGATGTTGGAAACTTTATAAACCTTCCCTACCAGAACGCAGAGTACACAACTCGGTATGCGCTCAAAAAGGATGGCTCGTCCACAGCTTTAGAGGATTTTCTTACCTTAGCGGAAGGGTCACGCATCTCAGCGGAAGAACTTTCCAAGATATCGTTAGGCAACAGCGACGATATATTACCAAAAGGCCCACCATGTCTTCAGCAGCTGACGGAGTTTGGCATTCCAGAAGGCGGTAGGAACAACACGCTTTTAAATATAGGCGTGTATTACAAGCAATCTTCGCCAAGTGTTTGGAAAGTTTTGTTGGAGAAACACAACCAAGATTATTGTACCCCGCCTCTTCCAGCGCGGGAGATTGTTATTATTCAAGAGCAGCTGGATAAAAAAGAATATTTTTATACGTGCAAGCAGGAGCCGCTACACAGCCATTGCAACAAGTCACTGTGTCGGTCAAGGAAGTTTGGTGTGGGAGATGCTAACTCTCATGTGCCTGTGGGTGGTCTTACCGTGGTGGAGTCGGAACCTCCCGTGTGGTTTGTTGACGTTGACGGTGCAAGGCTTGAGTTGTCTACCAAGCAGTTGCAGATGCAGGTGGAGTTTCAACGTGCTTGCATGGAACAAATGTACAAGATGCCGGCCAAAATGAAAGAATCGGATTGGCGCGACTTAATTGACAGTTTGTTAAGTGACGCCACGAGAATATCGGTGTCAGAGGAATTGACTCAAAAGGGTCTGTTCATAGAACTATTAGAAACTTTTTGCACTTCTCGTATACAGGCACACAGCCCAGAGGAACTGTTGACAGGTAAGCCGTGGACAGAGGACAGCGTTACATATTTCAAGCTAAGTTCCCTACAGGAATTTCTGAAGCGTAATAATTTTACGCTATACACACGCGGTCAGATCACTGAGCGGTTAAAAGAAATGAACAATGGAGAAAAAGCTAACAAAACATACCGGTTTCTTGATAACAACGAAAACTGGAAGTCGGTGCGGGTGTGGTTTGTGCCGGAGATGTACCGTGGTGAAGTTGACCTGCCCGAAGTTACATTCTCACCAATGGAGGAGCCACCGTTTTGACCGAAGAACATGAAACCATCCTTGGGCCACCTGGCACAGGCAAAACCCAAACCAACTCCAACAAGATCAGGGAGTGCATCGAGCAAGGCATTGATCCTGATCGAATTGCCTGTGTGTCGTTTACCCGTAAGGCAGCACAGGAAAGCCGTGAGAGGGTTTCCCGTGATTGGGGTATAGATGAAAAGGACCTGCCGTACTTTCAGACGTTGCATTCTATGGCGTTTCGGTCTGGGGGGTATAGCTCTGACGAGGTGATGGACAAGGATGATTTGAAGAAGATTGGGGAAGCTGTAGGCATTCCTTTTGGCAACAAGAAAGCAAGCATAGAAACTGATTTTGATACTCTAGGTGTGTCGAAGGGTGACTTTTACATGAGCCAGTATCATCTGGCGCGTAGTAAGAGGATTCCGCTTGAAGAGATGCACCGGCAGTTGGCAGATTACTCCATTGATTTTCCAGAGTTGAAGCGGTTGGTGTCGGCGTATGAGGGTTATAAGAGTGTCCGTAGTAAGATTGACTTTACCGACATGATCGAGAATTTTATCAGGTCGGATGCGCCCCCCGGCATAGAGGCTTTATTCGTAGATGAGGCGCAGGACTTGTCAACCTTACAGTGGGCAATGATTGATGTTTTAAGGCAGACACCCCGCATACAGGTTTTCACGGGAGATGATGACCAGGCCATCATGGGTTTTCAGGGGGCTGACGTTCAAGCCTTTTTAAACGCAACGGAAAAGAAGACCGTTTTAAGCCAATCATACAGGTTGCCTAGAGCCGCTTGGCGAGAAGCCCAAAACATCGTTAGTCGCATAGAAGGTCGAGCACCTAAAATATGGCGCCCCCGTGACGAAGAAGGTATAGTTCAGTTTCATCAAAATATTTGGGATGTTCCTTTACACGAAGGCGAGTGGTGTCTGATGGCTCGTACTAACCGTATCGCGGCACAGTATGCTTACGCTCTTAGGCAAGAAGGTTGGATATACAGTCGTAATGGGCACCCCAGCATTCCGGTCAAGACTTACGAGGCTCTTCAGTCTTGGGAAGATTGGTGCAAGGGCGTAGCAATTACACCAGATAAGTTAAGAAACATTTATACTTTTATGGCGGTTGGGGAAGGGTACTCAAGGGGCCATGGACCACGATCCGCTGCCTTGTTAGGTCTGGACCCTGATTCCCTGATAAGCATGTCTGAAGCAACCGATAAGCTAGGGCTACTGGTGGACGGTTCTGTACGGTGGCATCGATCCTTAAATAAAATTGATCTTGACACAAAGAATTACGTGCTTAATGCCTTGAAAAGAAAAGACAATGTCAAAAGCCCTAGAATAAAGATAAGTACAATTCATTCAATGAAGGGTGGAGAAGCTGACAATGTATTGGTGGTGCCGGACTTGTCTTACGCAGCGCACAAGGAATACTTAAAGAATCCTGCGACGGAGCACAGGGTATATTATGTTGCGGTGACAAGAACAAAAAAGGCTTTACATATTATGCTCCCCCAAACCAACTTGAGTTATTCTTTATGAAGCCAGTGGATATTTTAAGGACAGCAGCGTCTCTTGTAGGAGGAGACAGGGCCAAACAGCACGGCGACTACGTGCTTTTGCACAAGCGTGTGGCTGATTTATGGAGTAGGTATTTAGGGGCAGATATAACACCTGAACAGGTTGCTTTCTGCATGGTTCTGCTTAAAGTATCGCGTGACGAATTAGGGAGCCCAAACCCAGATAATGGCGTAGACGCTACAGCTTACACAGCGTTATGGGCGGCAATAACAGAAGAAAAGAATGCGTGAAGATCTCTTTGATGACAAAGTATGGTTTCCGCCGGAGCACCTTCCCGATCTTTCCGGGGAGAAAATCATTGCTGTTGACGTTGAGACAAGAGATCCCAACCTACTGAACTTGGGGCCAGGGTGGCCTAGAAAAGACGGCAACCTTATAGGAATTGCTGTTGCCGCCTCTGAGTGGAGTGCTTACCTGCCAATTGCCCACGAAGGTGGGGGGAACATGGCAAAAGACCTCGTACTCAGGTGGCTCCAAGACCAATTGGATCACGGCATGTCCGTGGTTTTTCATAACGCACAGTACGATTTGGGATGGTTGCTTACAGAGGGTATCAAGGTTAAAGGGACGATACTAGATACAATGATTGCTGCACCACTGCTGGACGAGAACAGGTTCAGTTATTCTCTTAATGCACTAGGGGCCACGTACCTTGGTCAGCGGAAAGCTGAAGATGAACTAAGAAGAGCGGCCCACCAACACGGTGTTGATGCCAAGGCAGAGATGTGGAAGTTGCCAGCCGGAAGGGTTGCAGAGTACGCAGAGATGGACGCCTCGTTGACCCTTCGTTTGTGGCACGTTCTTCACAAGAAGTTAATAGAAGACGATTGCGAAAGGATACTGGACGTTGAGCTATCCCTTCTTCCTATGATCTTTGAGATGAGAAGACGGGGAGTAAAGGTTGACGTTAGTAAGGCGGAACAAACCAAGACTTTTCTTGAAGGTAAGGAAAAGAAACTTCTTAAAGAAATAAAGGATGATTCAGATATACACCTGGAGCCTTGGAACGCTAAAAGTTTAGCTATGGTTTTTGATAATCTGGGTTTAAGTTACCAGAGAACGGCTAAGTCAGATGCGCCCAGTTTTACAAAACATTTCCTAAAGACACATGACCACCCCATCGCTCGCAAGATTCTGGAAGTTCGTGAGTATAACAAAGCCAACACGACCTTTGTTGATACAATCCTTAACCATCAGTACAAGGGCCGTATCCACTGCCAGTTTAACCAGTTGCGCTCAGATGAAGGTGGAACTGTGTCGGGCAGATTTTCTTCCAGTAATCCAAATTTGCAGCAAGTTCCCTCCAGACACCCAGAGATAAAATCCCTCATTAGAGGCTTGTTTGTTCCTGAAGAAGGCTGTCGGTGGGGAAGCTTTGACTACAGCGCACAGGAACCACGATGGCTGATGCATTACGCATCTCTTACACCAGCGACCAGAGATAACGAGAGGGTTAAGGAGATTGTAGACCTGTACCAGAAGGACGATCTTGACTTCCATCAATTGGTTGCTGATATGGCCGGCGTTGAGAGAAACCACGCTAAGACAATTAATTTGGGAATTATGTACGGAATGGGCATTGGTAAGTTGGCCCAGACCCTTGGTGATATACCCTTTGCGGAAGCTAAATCACTTCGCAATGAGTACGACGAGAAGATTCCGTTTATTCGTGGACTTGCATCAGCTGTTATGGACATAGCATCCAAGCGCGCAGAGATCCGAACACTGCTGGGCCGCAAGTGTCGTTTTCCAATGAGAGAACTGAAAGGATATTCTAAGGAGTACAAAAAGCCTATCCACGCGGATAAGCTTGAGGAGCGTTGGGCTGATGTTCTGAATACACCCATTGAGGAGAGGGATAAGAACTGGGCCAGTATGAATCCAGAAAGATATCAGGTTGCTTTTGTTTACAAGGCCCTTAACAGGCTCATACAGGCCTCCGCAGCGGATCAGACCAAGCAAGCCATGAAAGACTGCATGGACCGTGGTCATTGGCCCATGCTCACCGTACACGACGAACTGTGCTTTTCGATAGAGAGCGACGAACAGGTGACGGAGATTAAGAAGGTGATGGAGACATGCGCTCCGGGATTGACGATACCGTCCAAGGTCGATGTAGGGTTAGGCGAGAACTGGGGTTCAGCGAAGTAGTTAGTTTAACGGCATGTTGAATGTTGC